GAGGTCTTCTTTCACCACCAAACGACTCGATAAAGCATGAATAGCCACGCAGAAGACTCGAAAGGACACCAGAAGCCTCAAAGTGGCTCAGATCGGCCCACATCGGAAACCGAGAGAACTACAGGACTCTATCTAGGCTCTCCGACTCCCAGAATCCACTCTAAACTTGTGGATCTACCGTCACGCGGCCAAGAATTGATCGATTTTGCCGAAAGTATCAAGCTTCCGCTCTTACCTTGGCAGAAGTTCGTCGCGATGGAAGCTCATCGCGTGAAGCCAGACGGCCGCTGGCATTCTCCGCTGGTCTGCGTCGTCGTAGCGAGACAACAGGGTAAGACTACGCTCATGAAAGTAAGGGCATTAGCTGGTCTCTTTTTATGGGAGAACGGACTCCAGATCGGAACAGCTCATCGACTTACTACATCGCTGGAGACTTTCCGAGACATCGTTAACATGATCGAAGAGAACGAACATCTGGCCAGACAAGTAAAGCGAATCCGCTGGGCGCATGGATCAGAAGAGATCGAGCTTAAATCCGAGTTCGGCGGCGGTCGGTACATGGTTAAAGCTGGCGGCTCAGCTGCTCGCGGTATTTCCAAGCCCGAGACCGTCTTCGTCGATGAGACCAGAGAGCTTAAAGACGAATCCACGTGGGCCAGCTTGCGCTATACCATGATGGCGGCGAAAAATCCGCAGCTCTGGACGCTATCGAATGCGGGAGACCAGCATAGTCTCGTCCTTAATGCGCTCCGCGAGCGCGGAATGAGCGCAGCTAAAGGCGACGACATCGCTTACTATGAATGGTCATCTAATTACGAGAAGATCGACGACACTCCCGCATTCTGGAAAGGTGCGGCGATGGCTAATCCAGCACTCGGCCACACAGTCCACATCGATAACATTCGGGCCGTTCTTAACGATCCGCCAGATGTCGTAAAGACGGAAGTCCTATGTCGCTGGGTCGCTACGATCTCCGCAGCTATTCCCGCCGAAGAGTGGAATCAATGCGGAGAAGAAGGCTTGGAGCTTGATCCAGAGAAGACGACTTGGCTGGGCATCGATGTAAGTCCGAATCGTAAAGACGCGGCTTTAGTGGCCGCTCAACAAATCGACGACGAGCGATTCTTCGTAAAGCTTTTACACACTTGGCATAACCCGATTAACTTGGACGATAAAGCGATCGCGAACGACATCGCTCCTTATGTAAAGCAGTATCCAGTCGAGACAGTGGCTTATTCTAAGAGGACGGCTTCGGCTATAGCTGCGCGGTTAGTTCCAGCGGGTATCCCAATCTCGGACATCGACGGCGCACTGTACGGCCAAGCTTGCGACGAATTGTTAGGAGCGATCACATCGAAGAGATTACGACACGACCCGAAACAGACAGAACTCTCCAAGCAGATCTTATCAGCTGCGAGACTTCCATTCGGAGATGGTGGCTGGACGATCGGGCGGAGAGCTTCTCAGTCGACTGTCTGCGCGACGGTTGCGACTGCACTCGTCACCCATTACGCGACACGCCCACCGATGGATCTTGACATCATGGTCGGCTAGGTGTATCGGCTTCTCTAGAATTGTGGCATGGGATTACTCGATCTATTCGTTCCGACGGTTAAAGCTGCGTCCCCAGAAGCTTCTATCAGTATCGAAGCTGCGGAGTCTCTTTATCCTGTAAACACTCTTAACTCTCTCGGCGGCTATTACTTCATGGGTAATCAGACCGCTACTCGTACGGAAGCCATGGGCGTTCCAGCTCTAGCTCGCGCGCGTAACATTATCTGTACGACTATCGGATCTTTCGGAATGCACACTCGTAACATCGCAACAGGCGAAAGAGTGCAACAGCCGCGTGTTATCAATCAGCCAGACCCGCGAATCGCTGGCTCTGCATTCTGGTCATGGTTAGCCGAGGACATTCTGTTCTATGGTTACGGCTACGCGCGTGTTATGCAACGCTACGCGGACACTGGTCGCATTCAGGCGATGGAAAGAATAGATCCGCTTCGTGTAACAGTTACTACTAACGGCAACGGAACAGAGATCGACGCTTATGCAGTCGACGGCCTTTACATTGATCCGAGCGAATTAGTCGTCTTTACTGGACTCGATGAAGGAATCTTAAATCGCGCTGGCCGCACTATTCGCGCAGCTTCGGCGTTAGAAAAAACAGCTTACGACTTCGCAATAGATCCAAACCCACAGACAATCTTAAAAAACTCTGGCGTCGCACTTCCGAAAGATCGCGTAGCTGCTTTAGTTGCAGCATTTAAGAATCGCACATCGAAAGCTGTTACATTCTTAAACGGTGACGTATCGATCGAGACTGTCGGTTACGATCCTAAGAATCTACAGCTTAACGAAGCTCGCGGATACCTAGCTCTCGAATTATGTCGCGCTGCCGGTCTTCCAGCTTACTTCGCAAGTGCCGAGCCGAACAGCTTTACTTACTCAAACGCACTAAGCGAACGTCGTTCACTAATTGATTATTCGCTTCGTCCGCTTATGACAGCGATCGAACAGCGAATGTCTTTATCGGACTTTACGCCCTTGGGTCAGGACGTGAAGTTCGATCTAGACGACTTCTTACGCGGTAATCCACTAGAGCGCGCGCAAGTTTACGAAATCTTAAATCGAATCGGTGCTATGTCGATCGATGAAATACGAGAAGAAGAGGATCTACTTCTATGAAAATCACTACACCAATGAACATCACAGCGGCCGATTCTAACTCGCGCACTATTAGCGGGCGCATCGTCGCATTCGAGGAAGAAGCTAACGCGTCGACTGGGAAGGTCGTATTCGCGAAAGGATCAATCGCTCCAGCTTCCGTAAAGTTAAACTTGGAACACGATCGCACTCGTCCAATCGGTAGAACTATGGACATGACACTAAACGAAGATTCGATCGATGCAGTCTTTAAGATTACGAACACTACAGCGGGAACGGACGCGCTTACCGAAGCGATGGACGGACTTCGCGATGGATTCTCCATCGAACTAGCTGTAGATGATTACATCATGCAGAAGGACGGCACTATGCGCGTTCTTGCTGGAGAATTAACTGGCGTCGCTTTAGTTACAGAGCCAGCGGTACGTTCTGCTCGCGTAAGTGAAGTAGCTGCAACAGAAGGCGAAGAAGTCGCCGAAGAGATCTCCGATTCCACAGTGGAAGAGGAAGTAACACCAACAACAGAAGGAGACGAAGTGGACAACACCGTCACAAACGCGGAAACCGTCGAGACGGTCGAAGCTGCTCAGTCAACAACAGCCGCAGCGAAGCCAATCGTAGGCGGATCATTCACCAAGCCACGCTTAGAGTTCACAGCTGCTAAGTATGTGGAAAACACAATTCGCGCAGCGATGGGCGACGATCAAGCTCGCCAGTACGTTCTCGCAGCCGATAACACGACAGATAACGCGGGCCTAGTACCTACTCGCCAGATGGCCGAAGTAGTTAACGGACTATCTACTCTTATCCGTCCATCGATCGACGCAATCTCTCGCGGAACTCTTCCAGATGCGGGTATGAGCTTCGAGATTCCGAAAATTACCGTAGCTCCTACGGTTGCAGTAGCTAACGAAGACGCTGCATTCTCAGAGACAGATCAGAACTCCGCTTTCATTACTGTTCCAGTAAAGAAGTTCGCTGGACAACAGACATTCTCTGTCGAATTGCTAGATCGTACTTCTCCAGCATTCTTCGAGGAACTAATCCGCAACATGGCAGCAGCTAAGGCCAAGGCCGAAAACGCTTATGTCTCTGGACTTATCTACTCAACAGCTACAGGCGACGCAACTACTACAGCAACTTATCCAACAGCTGCGGAGCTTCTCGGCTTCGTCGCTCGCGGTGCTGCTTCTGTTTACAATGCTACAGCTGGACTTCCTAATGGCTTCGCTCGTAACATCATCATGGGCACAGGCCAGTGGAGTAACGCGATGACACTTAACGACGCTGGGCGTCCAATTTATTCGACAGTCACTAATCCTATGAACCAAGCGGGATCGGCTACGCCTACTTCGCTTCGTGGGACAGTGGCGGGACTCGATCTATACGTCGATCCATCACTAGCAGCGACAGACGTCGACGGTTCTATGCTCATCGTTAACCCAGACGCTTTCACATGGTACGAAGGACCTACTTTCCGCCTACGCGCGGACGTAATCGCTTCTGGCCAAATTACTGTCGGCTACTACGGTTACGGCGCACTAGCGACCAAGATCGCAGCTGGCGCGTTCCACAATAACAAAGCGTAATCCGAATAAATCGATCATCGCCTAGTTCGCTCCCGAGCTAGGCGAGCAGTAGAAGGGAAGGGCTAATGCCTAACATTATTACAGCTTCGCAGCTAAGATCCGTCTTAGGCGTTAGCTCTTCTCTCTACGACGACGCTTACTTAAACGACATCATCGACACAGCGGAGCAAGTTATTCTTCCGCTGCTTATTCAGAACTCGACAGCTGTAATCGAGTACGAATTGGACACTAATGTCGCGACATTCTTTACTCGTCGCACTCACCCGTTCGTCGTAGGACAGTCGATCGTCATTACTGGACTTCCAGCTCCATTTACAGCCACGCACACTCTTACAGTAGTTACAGATTCTTCATTCTCTGCCGCTCTTACATCGTCGAACGTAACACGTCGCCAGATTATCCCGAACGGCATGGCAACACTTAGCGGCTATTCAGCTGCGACTCTCTACGTCGGAAACGCGTCGATCGAGTCCGCTATCTACGCCGTATCTATCGAAGTCTTCCAATCTCGCACAGCTGCGGGCGGTCAGATCGAAGG